GTCAGAACAGCCAGCTTCCGATGAAGAAGAGGAAGATGATGCTGAAAAAGCTGATGATGAAGAAATGCCCTCGATAAATGATGAACCATCAAAAGGTATCGATGACGAATCTCCAGAAATGGGTGATATGCCATCAGTAAACGATATGCCAAGTGATGACGATTCTGATGACATGTTAGATTTAACCGGAGCTTCTGATGAAGAAGTATTAAAGGTTTTCAAAGCAATGTCAGATGAAGACGGAATTATTGTTAAAAAAGACGGCGAAAATATCGAATTACAAGATGGTGATGATGAGTACATCATTAAGTTAGATGAGTCTGAAGAAGAATCAGTTGATGAAGAATGGAACGAAGAAGAAATGGCTGAAGAAGATGAGACTGTTTATGAAATCGAATTAGGCGACGATGATGACGTTTCTGAAGAAGAAATGTCTGAAGAAGAGTCTGAGGAAGAAGCTCACGAAGAAGAAGTTGGTGAAGCTGCTCACTCAAAGGCTTTTGGCCAAAAAGGTGGATTACATTCTAAGAAAATTTTCGCAGCTGGACGTCCAGAAAAAATCAATGAAGAAGTTCAAACTCTTAAAAAACAAAACGAAGAGTATAAAAAAGCTTTAGTATTGTTTAAAGAAAAATTGAATGAAGTAGCTGTATTCAATGCAAACCTTGCTCACGCAACAAGATTGTTTACAGAACATACAACAACAAAACAGGAGAAAATGGAAATTTTGAAAAGATTTGATTCCGTTTCTACTATAAGTGAGTCTAAAAATCTTTTTAACTCAATCAAAGCAGAATTGGATACTAAAAAACCAGTAAACGAAGCTGTTGTTGATAAAATCACATCAACCCCTTCTACATCATCTTCACAAGAGATGTTAGCTGAGTCAAAAGCCTATGAAGCACCTCAGTTCAGAAGAATGAGAGATTTAATGAGTAAAATAAAATAATAAGAATTAAAAAAAACAAATATTTTAAAAATGGGAGCATTATTAGAATCAGGTATGGTTGGTAACATCGGTCTTAAGCACCTTCGTGATATCAAAGAAGATACCATCAAAAAATGGGAAGATTTAGGTTTCCTAGATGGTCTTGACGGCCATCAAAAAGATAACATTGCGCAATTGTATGAAAACCAAGCGTCTTATTTAATCAACGAAGCAGCTGTAGCTGATGCGTCTGGTTCATTCGAGACTGTTGTTTTCCCAATCATCCGTCGTGTTTTCTCTAAATTATTAGCTAACGACATCGTTTCTGTACAAGCTATGAACTTACCAATTGGTAAATTGTTCTACTTCGTACCTAAAATTCAAGAAAGACAATCTAACGCACACAGAGCACCTTATGGCGCGCCAGGTAACAGTGACGCTGCTTCTTTAGGTTATGATACTGGTACTACTAGTCCAAGAAGTCTTTATGATCGTTTCTATGAGAGTTCTGATGCAGCAACTGAAGGTATTTTTGATTATTCAAAAGGTAATTTCTCAGTAGCTGAAGTTAACCCTCATGCGTTCGTAACATTCTCTGGTGGTGCTGTTTCTACAAGTACAGCTGCTTTAAGTGGTTCATCAGTATCTAGCGCAATCATTGTATTGTCTGGTTTCACAAAAGACGGACAAGGTAAAATGGTTGGTGCTAACGGTAACATGATGGATACTGAAGAGTTCTTAGCATCTCTACAAGTTGAAATCACTGGTAACACAACTGCAAACAACGGTGTTAAAAACTTTAACGTTGTAACTCAAAAATATGGTAAGGGTATTGTTGAGTATGGTAATAAAGGTGGTTCAGGTCTTGGTAGATTCCAAGATATCTGTGACGAAGAAGGTTTAATCTACTTGAACGTAGATCTTGAGTCTTATGATTCAACTTCAGGTTTTTCAGGTTCTAATTTCAGTTCTAACGATTTAGCTTTAGCTAACTTCAAAGTTACTTACAGAACTTACGATTCATTAGAATTCGAAGATGAAATCGGTGAGGTTTCTTTCGACTTAGCTTCAGTAACAGTTTCTGTAACTGAAAGAAAATTAAGAGCTAGCTGGTCTCCAGAATTAGCACAGGACGTTTCTGCGTTCCATAACATCGATGCTGAAGCTGAATTAACAGCTTTATTATCTGAGCAAATCGCTGCTGAAGTTGACCGTGAAATTTTACGTGACTTAAGAAAGGGTGCTGCTTGGACATCTAAGTGGGATTACAATGAGTGGAAGTACGGTGCAACTGGTGGAACACCATTTATGGGTTACACTCAGAAAGACTGGAATCAAACTTTGGTTACAAAAATCAACCAAGTTTCTGCTCAAATCCATAAGTCTACATTGAGAGGTGGTGCAAACTGGATCGTTGTATCTTCAGAAGTTTCTGCAGTATTCGATGATTTAGAATATTTCCACGTATCAAATGCGGCTCCTGAGCAAGATCAATACAACATGGGTATTGAGAAAATCGGTTCATTAGCTGGTCGTTACCAAGTATACCGTGATCCATATTTACCAGCAGGTAAAATCATCATCGGTCACAAAGGTAAATCATTATTGGATGCTGGTTACATCTACGCTCCATATGTACCTTTACAGTTAACACCAACTATGTATAATCCATTCA